AAGATATCTATGGCAACAATCTTAATGCGATACATCATTATGAAACTAAAGAAGTTAGAGATTCTCATGACAGATTAATTCTTCCTAAAGGTAAAGTTGTCGATTCAAACTTTACCATTCCTGATCCTAATATTCCTACGGTCACTTTAAATCCCGTAATTGGTATTTCAAATTATGATTATGAAATTCGTAAAAATAATGAAAAAAGAAGTATCTATGTATTAAAACCAAGATATCTACAACAAGTTATTCTTGATACTAGAAAAGAGATGACTTATGATAAGTCATCTCAATATGTGGATAATCGAACTATTAAAACTGAGAATACCAGAATTACTTCACCGTAGAATTACTTCACCGTAGAATTACTTCTTCACTCTTCGGCAAGACGAGCAAAATAGCTGAGAGTATCATCATCCTCATCTTCAGTAGGAGCACTCTGAGTTGACTTCAGATTATTCAATTGACTACGAAGATCATCGTCAAGTTCACTTGTAGAACCGCGAGAATACTCTTCTTCATCAGAAACTTCTTCGTCCAGACGTGCAGAACCTTTGGCACCAAGAACATAGCCCAGACGCTTCTTCAATTCTCCATAAGTCTTGAATTGATCAGGAGCGATAAGTTCTGCAAGAGAATACTCTTTCTTCCAGATTTCTTCAAGAATTGCATCATCTCCATTAAGAACTGAGATTGGAGCAAATTCAGAAGAATCATAGTTGCGATAGCCAGCAACATTCTTTGCTTTCAGCTTGAAGTTAGCACCAGTCCAAAAATCGAATGGATCAATTGCTTCTTCATCTTCAAACTCAGGTTGCATTGCTGCAGTAATCTTATCAAAGATTTTCTTACCATACTTGAAGAGAAATACTTTTCCTTCATTTTCTGGATTTGCAGGATCCTTAACAACATAGACGTTGCTAATGTAGGTGAGCTTACGCTTTTGTTTGCGAGCTTGTTCTTTACCTGCATCAGTTCCATTGTTCCAGAGTTCAGTATTGTATTCTGAAACAGGATCTTTTTGACCAAGAGTAGTCAGAGAGTTTTCAATATACCAGCCACCAGTACCTTGGAAAGCGTGACTGTAGAGTTTTACGAATGGCAGGTCTTCTCCGTTTGGTGCAGGGAGAAAACGAATAACTGCGTATCCATTACCACTCTTATCACATTCTAGCTTCCAAATACGCTCGTCAGAAGAGCCCGCAGCGGTATTCATTTTTTCGACTTCTTTCACCAGCTTTTCGGTGAGAGAGCCCAGTTTGGATTGTTTCTTAAGATTTGCGAAAGACATTAGATTCCTCGGATAGTTTTAGATTCGGGAGATTTACTTAAACAGTTTAACACGGATTTTTCAATCAGTCAAGGTACTTTTTAAGACCTCGAATTGTCTGAGCCATATTGTTAAACAAAACATTCATATCAAGATCTGATGGAAATCCCATCATAGAGACTGATTTTCTCAAGTTCTCTTTCATTTCAAGAGCATCTGGATCATCAGACAAAGAAAGTCTTGTATACATGATCTTTTGTTTTTCCAGAAGTTCAGTCATCTTATCAATATGCTCCAATTTATCCTCACGGGGCATTAATCCAAAAGATAGAATACTACCATAAAGAGCTTCTTGAAGTTCATTAATTTCACGAAGTTCTTGTTGGATAAATTCTGAATCAAAAAATTTACTCATAAATTAATTCTCGTAGAATTTTTTTAAATTGGGACACATCAATATTTAGAAAGGGTTTATACTTCTCAATTTTCATACTTACTGTTTCCCATACAGGATCTTTGAGCTTGGCATCAAACTGCTTCCCGAACTCAAATATCTTAGCATAGATTGTCAAGGTCTCAATGGAAAGCTTTCCACTCAGAAAGTGCTTTAAAACTGGAGGATGGCCCTTTGAGCAATTCAAGGCATCCTCTAATTTTGTTTCCGAGAACAATTCTGTGCTTTGTTCTTTGAACAAGTAGGTCAAACTCTGTTGTCGTCTCATCCAATCTGCGTATGTTCTTTCGCCAGAATTGATAATTTCTCCAATCCATAGAGTTTGTGGGTTATCTGTTGATACAAAATTTGATACTAGGAAATCAACAATTTCCTTATCTGAATATTTACGGCTAGTTTTTTCAAACCAATATTTATCTTTGCGTCGGTTAAAAGAACTGACGGTGGCTCTTATTTTCCCGTTATATTTAAAAAAGTCATACTTACTATTCGTAAAATGACTTTTCATGGAAAGATAAGTTTGATAAGTTTGAAATGGACTCATAAAGGAAGTTTAGCTCTGGAAGTTTTCTTCATGAAATTAAGATTGATAGCATCATTCTTCAACCTCTCCTTTAGAGGTTTTGAAACGAGCTTTGTAATCGATTCCACTTCAAGATTATTCATCTCACAATAATGTACGATGGCATCAATGTAATTCATGCCTTCTGAGATTACAATATTCTCAATTTCCAGAGCAAACTTAGATGGTGTTAGAAATTTATTCTCAATTACCTGTTCTAGTTCTTTATTTGTTTCCATAGAGTTCCATTTTATCTCTAACAAACTCTCTAATGTATTCGGTGAGGAGTTTAATATATTTTGATTTGTTGTATTCTTCATAGACTGCACATTCTCCATTTTCACAAGCCATTAAAATTACAAGTTTTTTGACAGGAATTTCTGTCAGTTCATAAAACATACAAGCATAAGCTGCAGCCTGAACAAAATAGTGATCAATCCATTCTCTTGGCTTTGGTTCTTTAGATGTTTTGAAGTCAATGATTGCAAGTTCACCATCAAACTCCGCAATAGCATCAACAGTTCCTGCAACTCCAAGAACTCTGCTATACAACGAATTTTCGAGAGCATAGATGTTATTTATACGATCCAAAGTTGGCTTTGAAACTTTGAAAAGATATTCAGATAGGGGTTGAACCGAAGGAAGCTCCCGATTGTAGAAATAGTTTTCTGCAAGAGTATGAAAGTCTGTCCCTCGGCTTGTTGATTTTTTAGTAATTTGATTTGCAACTTCCTCACCAACTTTTTTACGCCACTTGGCAAAAAAATCACGATTTTTATGGCTAGTCACAGAAGTAATTGAGACTAGCTTTAAAGGTTCATCTTCAGGACCTACATTGTAATATCTTACCCCATCAATCGTTTCACGACTTAATAAAGGGAGGTTAACATCTATATGATTAAAGATTTTCGATTGTGTTTTGGCTTTATTAGAACCATAAAGCTCATTATATTTTTCAATTAGGGGATTTGTCATTAAAAACCTGCATCTAATTTTGCGACAAGATATTCACGAACAAGACCTGAGCGAACGATGTCGTCAATGCCAAACTCTATAATATCAAAGGATGGCATTTTACGCAAGACCTGCATGAAGTCCACAATACCATTGCGCTCGTTAGTCTTGACCAGATCAGACTGTGACGCATCACCGCAGAACATAATCTTAGAGTTTTCACCAATACGAGTAATAATTGAATCTAATTCATGGAAATTAAGATTTTGAAATTCATCAACTATAATAATCGCATTATCAAGAGTAGTTCCACGAAGGAATGATGTGCTCCAGAATTTAATAGTTTCTTGAGACTTTAGATTTCCATAAAGCATTTCAAAATCTGCATCTGAAGGCATTTGGAACATATATTTTACCATGTTCTTATATGGAATTTGGTAAATATCTGCCTTATCGTCATGAGTTCCTGGAAGAAATCCAATCTCACGGGTTGCTACCAAGGAACGAACGATATAAACCTTTTCATAAGGGCTTCTTTCATCTAATACTTCTTTAATAGCATTGTAGAGTGTAATGAAAGTTTTACCTGTCCCAGAGCATCCATAGGCTACAATATGTTTTTGATCCGCATAAGAATCGTAGAGTTTTCTTTGATTATCTGTAAGTGGATCAATATCTACAAGATATTCAGAACTTAAAGGCTTTCTTCTCTTTATTTGACGACTTGTTAAACCTACACCAATAGGTTGTTCGTTTGATCTTTTTCTTCTTGCCATATTAGAGTTTTTTTACGTTTGAACCTGGAATCTCAGATGCTTTTTGAAGCACATCATTCCATCCTGGATTTTTGGAGATAAGCTTATTACGCCATTCTCCAACTTCTCCAACATTCATTTGCGTTGGTATAAGTGGTTTAAGATGAGGATTTTCTTTGAGATATGGTTCTTTTTCTGCCATAAGCATCCATTTCTCAAAAATTTCCCCAGTTTCAGTATTTTCAAATCTGTATGTTGGCATAAGTTACAAAATCAAGATAATTTATTTAGACCCACTCAAGAGCTTCTGAAACTGAGGGAAATTGCTCTGCAAATATTTTTTTACATTCTAAAGCAATGTCCATATGCTCTTTCTGAGTTCCATTTGCAGAACGAAGATTAATATAATGAATCCAACTACGGCAAGATCCCGTCATATAAATCCTTGTAGGTGTTGCAAGAGGAAGAACAAATCTTGCACATTCCTTTGCAACTCCTGCATCCAAAAGTTTTCTATAAAGTATTCTTGCATCATCAAAATGTTTTGCAATTTCTCCTTGCAATTTCAATTTTAAATAATCAGGAATATCATCAATTGAATTCTGACGATTTTTCGTATCTTGCCTTCTTAAATCTGGAAAAGGAATATAGCTAGACAATAAATCTGTATCAGCATAACGTTGAGAAAATTCTTGAAATGTAAAGGATCTGTGGCGTAGAATTTGAGCTGCAATTCCTCTGGTAGTTTCTATTTCCAGTGACATAAAAGATTGTTCAAACACACTCCAATGATTGTGCTTAATACAATAACGGAGCAGACCTGCATAGTTTTCATTATCTTGATTACTAGGGTTAGATACTCTAGCAATAAAGGCCATTGTTTTTTCTGCATCTGGCGTAACGCTGATAAGTTTTACAGTCATTTCTTTCCAAATCCTTTTGAGTTTTTTGCTTCAATTTCTGCAAGTTCTTCTTTAATAACTCGCAATTGTTTTTTCATTTCTTTCAACTGCTCGTCACTATATAAGTGATCCTGTTTTACAAGTCTATCAAGTAATTTTATAAGTTCTTTTGCTCTAGTTGGCATAATCATCCTCAGGAATTTGTGAATAATTTAGATCCATGGGTTCAATATCATCAAAATTATATGATTGAACATCAGAATAAATTTCTGCTTTTAAAGCATCTATTAGCAGTTCCAAATTTCTCACAATTAACTTTATTCTTT